GCTTAATGAGTGCTGTTTCAACCAGAGCCTTCTGCTTGTCGCGCTCGGCATTGATTGCGGACACGGCTGCGGAGCGGTCAGCCTCGGAAAGGTTCAGCGACAGCTGTTCTATCTTCTTGCGCGCATCTGCTTCGACCTGCATGCCAGCCAACAACACTTTGCGGGCAGCGGCATTCTGGCCGACGGAGGTGGTTTCTTCTGTGATCGCCGCAAGCTGGCTCTCGTGGTCTGCTTTCCAGACGTTCAGCGCCTTGTTGGCCTTGTCTGCCGCGCCTGCTGACGCTTCCAACGCCTTGCCGGCTTCTGTCTGGGTTTTCCAGAGTTTGCTGGCAGCAGCAGAATATTCTTCTGTGGTGATTTTCCCGGACGCAAGCGCCTTGCCAAGCAAAGTAACGTCAGCAGCATATGTCTTACTGACGCCGCTGCCGACTTCCAGCAGTCCGTTCAGTCGTTCTTGCTGGCGCTCGGCCTCGCGCATCGCGTCAGACATCCCGGTCGATTTGTCGGCAAGCCGTTCGCGGATGTCGCGCTCTGCTTGGCGATACTGCGCCGAATCCTTGCTGATTCCGGCCTTTTCGGCCTGTTCTTTCAGCTCTTTCAGCGCCCTCTGATATTTCTCTTCTTTCGACAGGTGTTTGCCGTAGTACTCTTCCCAGCCGGCCAGAGCGGCCTTTTTCTTCTTGTCTTGCTCATTCTGCCATTTGGTCCACATTTCCGGCGTCTGGGCATCTCCAAGCGACTGCGATGCCTTCTTGATTCTGGCGGCGAAATCGGCCTCAAATCTCTTGTTGATCTTCGCCAGCTTTGCACGGACTTCTGACAGCTCGTCGATTCGTGCCTCGCGCCAGAAAAGCCCGCCGAGGCGGCCATTGCCACTGGCGCTGATGCCGCCAGCTGCGTCTATAGCCAGCTTGCTCATTAACGCTTGCTCTTGCCGATACAGCTCAGACCGGCGATTTTCCCGAATCCGTTTCGGGTCCATTTCCGCACCGGCCGCGCCTGCAACGCCAGAGAAGAACTGCCCTATTCCTCCCCATCCTTCGCCCTGGGCGCTTTTTGCGCCTGCGTTAAACCCGTTCAGCACATCGACAGCAACAGCCGTAACGCTCACGGTCAGTGGCAGAACGGCTTTGCTCATAATCTGCTTGAACTCGGTCCACGAGTTCTGCATGCGGTTTAGCTGGCCCTGCAAATCGTCAGCGGCTTTCTTGGCCGAGTCGCCGAACGTCTTTTCCATCTCATCAGCCAGCTTTGGCAGCATGTCCTCTGCCGTAACCTTGCCCTGTTCCAGCAGCTTCCCCAGCTCAGCGGTAGTAACACCCATTGCGCGGGCAGCAATCTGGAATGCGCCAGGCAAGCGCTCGCCCAGTTGGCCACGCAGCTCTTCTGCCTGCACATTCCCCTTGCTGACCATCTGCTGCAGCGCATTCAATGCGCCGGAGGTTTCGTCGGCAGACAGGCCAAGCACGACAGAGGCCTTGGACAGGCCTTCGAATACACGCTTTGCGGTTTCGCCCTCAATAGCTGTGCCCTTGGCCGCGGCAGTGAATTTGACGTAGGCTGACGCGGTCGAGTTGAATTCGAGCCCAAGGCGATTTGACGCGGCGCGCAGGTAGTCCAGCTCTTTCGCAGCTGCGGCGATATTTCCGTCATTGGTGAAGTTCAGCGTCTTTTGCAGCTTCTGTGCTGCCAGCTCGACGGGAATCAGGGCATTGGCAAGCGCGCCAACAGCTGCGACAGTTGCGCCAATTCCAAGCGCAGCGGCGCCAGCGGTTGCCGCAACGGACGACATGCCGCTGCTCAGCGAAGCCGCACTACTGGAAGCGTTGCCAAGGCCTGAGCCAGCAGAGTTACCGGCAGACCCGACGCCTTTTAGGGCTTCTGTCGCCTTGTTGGCACCGGCTTCAGCCCGTGCTCCAGCCGCTGCAACGCGATCCAGTTCCGATGCCGCGCGGTCTGTTCCCTCAACCTTGGCAACAATAGACAGATTCGCAGTAGTGTCTTGGCTCATGGCGTGCGCCTAAAAAAGCAAAGGCCCGCGCATTGGCGGGCCTAATTGGTCATTTCTCGTAAATCACTTCCAGCGCCGTCGCTTCCATGACGGATATCGAGTCCAGCACGTCAAGCAACCTGTCGCGCGGAATCTTCAGCGCCCGCATGAGCATTGGCACTGCGGACAGATCAAGGCCGGTCGGGCCTTTCATGCCGTGGCGCCATTGCCGGCCCATGCGCATGAAAACGCGAACCGCGTCATGGTTTTCGGGCCAGACGTCTACGTTCGACCCTTGCAGATCGTCGAGCGTCAGGCCCATTGCTTCAAGTTCGTCGGCAGTGGGCTGGCGCTCATAAAGCGCCCGCGCTACCGCTCTCAGTTTCCCGGACGGCCCTTGGTGATGGCTTCGAAATAGGCTTCGTAGATCGACTGCGGGGCGGTCGGGTAATGCTGGAAGAACTCTTTTAGAGCCTCTTCCGAGAACTCCTTGTCCTTCAGCGGCCAGCCGGCAACAACCTCGAGCGCAAACTGCTCAAGCGTCAGCTTGTCCTCGTGCATCATCTTGTTCAGCTCATCGCGGGTCTTGTGGCGGAAGCTGAGTTCAATGCGCTCAGGCTTTTTGCCTGGCGGGATGATTTCAACGGGGAAAGTAAAAGTCGGATCAGGAATGAATTTCAGCATTGCGTTTTCCTCGTTTGAAATGAAAAAAGCCCGTCGATTGACGGGCCTTTGGTGATGCATCTCGTTTGAACAAAAGGGAGCCGGCCAGCGGCGCGAACGAGAAACGCGCCTTGGCATGCATGCCTGCTAGCCGGCTTGAACTGCTATCAGGTCGCGTAGCGGGTCGGATCTGCGGCGTAGCTCAGGCCGATAGAGGTGGTCATCGCGGCGTTCTGCTGGATGTTCGGCGTGCGCTGCAGCGACCAGTAGGCGTTGGCGACAGTCTTGGCGCCGTTGGCCGAAGTGATGCGCAGCGCATACGGGGTGCGTGTGTCGTCGGCGTTTGCCACAACCGAATACCAGGCCAGCGACGGATCGTCGAACACGGTCAGCGACATCGAGACCGCCGAACGGATGGTCGGAATCTGCTTGGCCACCACGTCATCGATTGCGGTTACATCCGCAAACTGCAGATCGCCGCCGGAGACGCTGGACGACTGAACCTGCGACAAGTTCGTCCACGCGGTGATGCGGCGGATCGAGCCAGTGCCGGAGCCGGTCGGGTAGGTGGTGGTGTTGCTGGTGTTGATGCCCTCGAACGTAATGTCGTTGGTCGAAACGGTTTTGACGCGGACAATCTTTTTGTCCATGCGGCCCCAGCCGGAAGTAACTTCCAGATAGTCGCCAACCACAACCGAGTGGCCGGCAGCCAGCGTGGCGACGGCCTCCGGTGCGTTGGTGATGGCAGACATCGTGACCGAGCTGCCATAGGTCGATGCGATAGCGAAAACGCTACCTGTCGAAAGGGTAATTGCCATTTTTGGTACTCCAGAAATGCAAAAACCCGCCTCAATGGGCGGGTTCTTGTGGATTCAGAATTGGTGGTTTCTTGGCGGTGGAAGTGGTTTGCTACGTGGTCAAATCGGCGCGGTAGTAGATCGAAACAGGCAGGACGCGATACCCATCGCCCGACATCACCGGGCCTTTGGCCGGCACTCGATTGATGAGCACGGTAACCCCGCCTGCAGCCGTCAGCTTCGTTTGGTAGTCAAACGATGCTTTCAGCGATTCATACAGCGCGTCACTTGCGCCGGGGCCTTGCCCTGACGGAACGCATATCGATACCTGCAGCAGCCCGGCATAGAGCCGGTAATCCGCAGTCATTGCCGGTGTTTGCGTTTCTGCCGGCAATAAAAAAGCCCGCACGTAGCGGGCTCCTGTTGGCGTATAGGGGAAATCCTCCCATGCAATCGGCACGGGCGGCGCCTGGGCATCGGCCCATGTTTTGAGTCGCGTTTCGAGCGCGGCGCGGATGGCGGTATCGGACAATGTCAGACTCCGTATTTGGCGTTGAATGCTGCGAGGCTGATTCGAACCATGCCGGCCGGCGCCTGCTGGCTGCCTGGCTGGCCGTTTGCGCGGCCATATTCGAGCACGCCAGCGTATGGCAGATTGTTCACGAGCCAATATTCCTTTGCCCCGTGAGAAGCGGCCACTTTGACTGCCATTTGCGCAACTGCATTGCCGCCTGCGCTTCCCGCTGGCGTCTTGTCTACAGTGTTAACTGTTCCGGTCGGACGCGAATTTATCCCGCACTGCCAATTGCCACGAAAGCGGCCGGTATCGACAGGAGACTTGGCAATCACGTCAGAAAACAGGTCAATCACTATCTTTTTGATAACGACCTCCTGCTGATCCTTCGCCGCATCAATCGCCCTGCGTAGATCAAGCGCGAACTGTCCGTTGGCCATGATTACTGCCTTACGTGCACGTCGTACAGTACAGCGGTGCCGGCCGGCGCAACAGACGTTGACGCCTTGACCGCCCACTGCACTGAGTCGATGTAAATCAGATCGCCCGGCATCGGCTGCGGGATATCAACAGCAGACAGGAGCACGCGCCTGTCACCAGTCTGGATGCTGTCATTGTTCGCCAGCTCATATCCGGAGTAATCCAGCAGCACAGCCGAGCCGAAATAGTCAGCAGTCGTAACCGATGCCGTACCGGTTGCAGGGTCATAACTGCCAGGCTGTTGCCTGCGCAGCATGACTTGCTGACCGAACTCGGCCAGCAATCCAGCAGCGTCAGCTTGCAGATCGGTATAGAAGCTCATGCCCGGCCCACTTCGGCGGCAAATCGCGATTGCATCAAGCCAGACAGCCAGTCGTCAGCGGCCGGATATCTCTTGCGCCCGCCATTGCGCGGCGCGGCGTAGCTGATGCTGATCGGCCCAACGGTTTTCGATGCGACAGACTGCGAGTCAACGGCGGATGTCAGCGACTCCGACAGCGCGACCAGTGCCAGTTCTGCGCATGCATATTGCAGTTGGCGCGGGATGACGTTGGTTGCGAGCGGATAGTCATTGATCCGAACGCCAATGCGCGGCCATTGCAGCGCCTGTGTCGCGCTCGATGGGTTGCCGCAGAAACGGTAATTGCCGTCGATGTAGCTGGTTGCCTTGCGCAGCGCGGCCTCTTTGCTGCCGGTGGTCGCACTAGCCCATGCTGTGTTGGCTCGATTGGCGTGGTATGTGTCAGCGTCAGCGACTGATATATAGCTCTCTGCGTCGCTCGCGCCTGTTCCGGTTTCGGTGATGAGTGCCATGGTTGGGCCTCACGGTAGAAAAGCAAAAACCCGCCGGGGCGGGGTGTTTTGTGATTGTCGTTATGCCACGCGGCGCAATGACAGTCGTCCGACGTCCATGGTTATTGCCGTGCCCGCCGCATCCGTCGCGAGCTGGGCGACCTGTGACTCATCCGCCTCGCCCTGCGAATATGTGACATTACCAGACAACGCCGTGATCCTGACCTGAACAGGTTTGATATACGGGCCAAGCAGCTTTGTGCCGCTGATAGCGGTCTTGTCGATCAAACTCTGGCCGTCGAACCGCTCCACCAGCGCGGAGCCGCTAGACGTGATCGTCATGACGTTGCCTGCCTGAATTGTGTCGGTCGCGAAACCGCCCTGATAGATGGTTGCTGGCATGTTCGGTTATTCCTGTTCGGTGTTTTCTTGCGCCTTGCGGCTGCGCTTTGGCTTGTCTTCGACTTGTTCGGTTTCGCCGAACAACTGATGCTTTTCGGGGTCGAAATCGTCTTTGTTGATGACGACGTGGTCGCCTTGGCCTTCGCCCCACGGCTTGACCTTGATGGTATCGAGCATTTGGTTTCTCCAAAAGAAATGGCCAGCGAAAAGCTGGCCATATTTGTTTGTTCTGTTGCGCTAGCCTTTCGGCTTTTTCACCGCCTTTTCAATTGGCCAGTTGCGCTCACACAGCCTTTTTCGCAACAAATCAATTGATATTCCGGTTTCCTCTGAAAGCTCTCTTATGCTCATCTGCTTTCCTAGATATTCGAATCGTTTTACTGTTAGATGGCGTGGCACGGACTTTCGTTTTGCCGCGTGACCGGCCCATCTTTTATTAGTAACGAGCCTTCCTACCTCTTCTGGCGTCATGCGAGGTGTTGTAAGGGCTTTTTCTATTGACCAGTTACTTGTGAACAGGCGGTCTCGTAACGTTGCCTCATTAATCCCTATATCCTTAGCCCATGCCGTTATCGACTTTGCCTGACCCATGAACTCTATTGAGTGTCTAGTTCTTCGATTGTCACAATTCTCGCTTGTTGTAGCCCATCTGACATTTCCAGGCTCATAATCGCCATTATTGTCTATTCGATCAATCTCTGCGCCTTCAAAGTACCCGTCTGGCAAGTCTGCAATGTAGTTGTTTATGTCCAGCCATCTCTCGCATACCTTTATGCCCCTACCACCATAATGCGCATATGATGGATTTTTCTTGTTTGAGCATCGATCTATCATCCCCCACCACCGCTTGTAATGTCTGTGCTTAGACATTTTGTGAGTTGACGTTCTTTCTTTATGGATGCACCCGCACGAAACAGTTCTTCCACTAGTTAGTGCGTCGAATCTGATTTGCCTATCATCGCTGCCGCACGAGCACTTACAAACAGCAATGCTTCTCCCATCGCTCTTTTTTCTGCCAGTTGCAACAACCCGTAGCTGACCAAAAACATCTCCAACAGAAACAGCATTAGACGATATTGGCAAAAGGTCGAAATCAGAATTCATATTGGCTCCACTGTAGTTTCAACCAGTATAACCAATAATGAATTCTGATTCCATTGACTAACTAAAATTACGCCCCAATGAGCAGCCCAAGATGTCTCGGGGCAATTACCTTAACCCCCCACGCAACGTTAACTTCATACCGGACTTGACGGCGCTGACGGTAAATGCAGAACTCGTAAGTCAGGCCAGACACCGGATCAGTCACCAGCATAACGTCGTCCGCCGCATCGCCGCCATCCGGCATGGCAGGCGCGCGGGTAGCCAGCTGGATAGCAGAGCGGTGGAAGAACATATTACGAGTTGTCGCGCCGATGACAGTGATATTGGTTGCTGCAGCTGCAATGGCTTTACGCAGGCCAGGCTCAGCGATGGTGATGGTGCCGCCGTTCGCCACGTTGGTATCGCCA